GATTACACATAGAGATTTTAGTTGTAGAATACAAACTGTGAACGAGAAGTTACATCCAGAAGTTACAACTCTTCTTCAGAAGTATAATGAGATTACTGATACTCCAGTATTATTAAATACATCCTTTAATGATAATGGACAACCAATTATTGAAACACCAAAGGATGCTGTTGAAACCTTCAATAAAATTGATTTAGACTTTCTTGTTCTTAACAATTTTTTAATTACTAAAAATAAATAAATAAAATTTTAACAAGCATATGAATTTTGCAGTCTACTCAAAGAATGAATGTCCATATTGTGATAAAATTAAAAAAGTTTTAGACTTGACAAAAACAAGTTATGTTGTGTATAATTTAGGTGAAGACTTTACTAAAAATCAATTTATATCTGAATTTGGTAAAGAATCTACTTTCCCTCAAGTTATTTGTGACGGAAAAAAATTAGGAGGATCCATTGAAACAATACAATTCCTCAAAGAAAAAAGAGTCATCACTTCTTAACCTAAATAAGACAAACGATTATTCTGATCGTGGTGTTGAACTTATTCTTAGTGGAGGAAAGAGAAAAGTTAAAAAATCATTTGAAATTAATTTCAAAAAGATTTTAGTATTTCTCAATCGAAACATATCAATTAGTTTTGAGTTCTCACTTGACATCAAAAAAGACTAATCACTTTCGGGGGTAATTATGACTTTAGAAACAGTATTAGTATTGGTGTTGCCAATATCATTTTTATTATTTTCATCAGGATTACTTGGTGGTTGGTTGGCAAGAGATTACATGATGAATTATCGTGAAATTCCTAGACCTCATCCAGAGATGTTAGATGAAAATGGTAATCTAGTACCTGATGAAATCATTGCATTCAGATTTGAAAATTATGACTACGACGAAGAAGACAACAATTAAAAAGGCAAAAAGTTTTACAGTCAAATCTAAACCAAGTTTAGAATTACCACGTAATCCATTTGCATTTGAAGTTTTTGATTTAGTATCTCGACAGAGATCTAAGGCAAAGAAAATTGAAGCACTCAAAAAACATGAGCATCTATCATTAAAAATTGTTTTAATATGGAATTTTGATGAGAGTGTTGTAAGTATGTTACCAGATGGTGAGGTGCCTTATGCAGGATTTGATGAAAAGAATACTTATAGTGGAACTCTATCTAAAAAATTAGATCTAGAGGTTCGTAATATGCATGAGACAGGTTCATTCTCTCTTGGAGCTGCTGATCAGCAAGGACACACTACGATTCGTAGAGAATCAAAACACTTTTATAGATTTATAAGGGGTGGTGATGATCCAATGAATCAAATGAGAAGAGAGACAATGTTTATTAACATACTTCAAGGACTTCATCCATTAGAAGCAGAGATTCTTACTCTATGTAAGGATAAAAAACTTGGTGAAGTGTATAAGATAACAAAGGAAATCATTGCAGAGGCATATCCAGATATTAAATGGGGAGGTCGTTCGTAATGGCAAAGGCAGAACTTAAAGCAAAACCAAAAACAACTATGGAATTTTGGACACCAACTGAGAAAGAAAATTCTAAATCTCAATATGGTTGTGAAATCATTCTAACAAATGTATCTTTGCAAGAAACAAAGACTGGTGAGGCACCAACTGATGCACAAGTTATTGTTTACGAAGTTGATGGTCAACTTAGATATGATTTGACAAGAGGGAGTCAAACTAATTTGTTTGATATGTATTATGATAAATTTGGTAAAGATTTAAAATCAATTTCGTTTGGTATGGGAAGAATTAGTGCAAAGTTATGGGGTTATAAGTCAAAAGATACAAAGGGTAAAAAAAGAAAGTCAAACTAAAATGAACTTTTAATTTCAAATATCGGGGGAAAAAAACTCCGGTATTTTTTTTGTCTGTAGGGTTTTCACGAAAGTCAAACCCATTATTTAGATTAAAATTAGTTTAATTTTTGTTTAAATATAAAGATAATATAAAATTGTAACACATATTACAAAACTTCTTGCATATATACTATGAATGTGTTAATATAGACACATCGTTCATCCTGATCACTCAGGACGCAAGTAAGCCGACTCGGAACGGGTTCGTTCATCTCCTACGGGGGACGCACAAGTTGACTGAAGGAACGGTCTAATCAACCTACTACTTTGGAGAA